CGGCTGACCTTGGAAACAGGATCGGCGGCGATGATTAACAACCCGCTGGAACATGCTGAAAGAAATTTGCAATGGTGCCTACAACCGATTGACAAGCCAATGGCCCAGTCAGTTAAAGCGCCAAGCAAAAAACCGGGACAAGCAAGTTAGCCCCCGTCGGCGCAACCGTTATTGCACAAACCTTTGTCCGGCATGGTGTCGGGTAGCAACTATTTAACTGCAAAGCGAAGGGAGACATAGATATGTCTACGCAAATCACTACCGCGTTTTCCCAGCAGTTTAGCGCTAACGTACAACTGCTTTCTCAGCAGACTGGCTCAATCCTACGGGGTGGCGTGTCTGAGGAATCAGTGACTGGTGAAAAGGCTTTCTTTGACCAAGTTGGTGCCGCCGCTGCGGTAAAACGTACATCACGCCATCAGGACACCCCGATGGTTGATACACCTCATAGCCGCCGGATGGTGACTATGGATTCATATGAATGGGCTGACCTGATCGACGACGCCGATAAAGTGCGTATGTTGATCGATCCAACCAGCACATATGCTCGTGCGGCTGCCGCCGCCATGGGTCGTGCTATGGATGATGCCATCATTGAAGCCGCTACAGGCACAGCGAAAACCGGCAAGTCCGGTGGCACAAGCACATCAATGCTTTCTGACCACCAGATTGCTAATGGTTCGGCTGACCTGACCTTGGCGAAACTGATTGAGGCCAAGAAGGTTCTTGACCTTGCATCTGTTGACCCATCAATCCCGCGTCATATTGCCGTGGGGCCAGACCAGATTGAGTCGCTGTTGAACAGCACTACAGTCACCAGCTCTGATTTCAATACGATCAAAGCTCTGGTACAAGGCGAAATCAACACATTCCTGGGCTTCCAGTTCCATGTGTCAACTCGCCTAGCCAAGTCTGGCAACATTCGTACATGCTTTGCTTGGGCCGAAGACGGAATCAAGCTGGCTGTTGGTAAAGACGTCATGAGTCGCATAGATGAGCGTTCCGATAAATCTTACTCAACACAGGTTTACTACTGTGCAACATTCGGGGCTACCCGGATGGAGGAAGAGAAAGTCGTGCAAATCGATTGTGACGAAAGCGCATAAGGAGGGTTGAACTATGACTGTATACTCAAATGTTCGGACTGACCTTACGCAGGACGACCCTACAGAGTTCGTGAAGGCCAACCAGCTTGCTGGTAATCTTCGCGTTGCACATGCTCAGTTTGAAGCATCATCACAAGCTGCAGACACAATTGAAATGTTTGCTCTGCCTGATGGCGCTCGTATCGTACAGGCAAAATTATGCCACGATGCACTGGGCTCAGGCACAACACTGGCTGTTGGCCATGCGGCTTACACCAATTCTGCTGGCACATCTGTTGCGGCTGACACCGACCACTTTAAGGCGGCGGCGGCATCAACATCGGCGGCTTGTGCAGATGCGGCGGCAACATTGGCTCTGGGTTCCGGCGAAGAGGTTGATCTTGACCTTGACACTAAGGACAACGAGTTTGTCGTAACTGTCACTTCAACCGGTACAACAACCGGTACTATTGAGCTGACAATGTACTACGTCGTTGACTAAAACATCTAGAGGGCGGCGCAAGCCGCCTTCTTCCCTATGGTAGGGGGGTCAAACCGAAACACCCCCCAACCACCTTCTAGGAGTTCGATATGGCATCTGTCGTTGATATATGTAACAGCGCTTTGAATCAGATTGGCGCGTCTAATATCATCAGTCTCACCGAAGACAGTAAGGCGGCACGGATCTGCAACCAGCGTTACAATTTTGTGCGCGATAGCGTTTTCCGCTCACATCCTTGGAATTGCCTGACAACCAGAGTGTCACTATCACCTGACTCCGCTACCCCCGCATTTACATTTAGCCAGCAATTTACCTTGCCTACTGACCCTTTTTGTTTGCGCGTGTTGCAACTAAGCGATACGGATATTTTGTATAAGGTCGAAGGCCGCAAGCTATTATGCAACGAGAGCTCTATTGAAATGATTTACATTGGCCGGGTCACAGATCCTGTCCAATATGACACATTGCTGGTAGAGGCTCTAGCCGCCGCCATGGCCGCTGATCTCGCATACCCGCTGGTAAACAGCTCAGCGTTGTCTGCCAATATGTTTACGCTGTACCAACAGAAACTAACTGAGGCTAGGTTTGTTGATGCGACAGAGGACAACGACATCAACACCTCTGTCATTTCAGATAGCCGCACGGTTGCTGCCGATACCTTTATCAACGCGAGGTTCTAATGGCGAAGGCGTCACCAGCGTTTACTAATTTTACAGCCGGAGAGCTGAGCCCCCGCCTCGATGGCCGGACAGATATCAGCAAATATTTTAATGGCTGTAAAAAACTACAGAATTTTTTAGTGCACCCGCATGGTGGCGCTAGCCGGCGTCCCGGCACTATCTTTGTGCGTGAGGTGAAAGACAGCGCTGATAATGCTAGACTGATACCGTTTGAGTTCAATGTTGAGCAAACCTACATCTTAGAATTTGGCGACCTGTATTTTAGAATCCACAGAGATGGCGGTACTGTGGTTGATGGTAGTAGCAATCCTATAGAGGTGACTACGCCGTATGCACACACTGATCTTGATAAATTAAAGTTCACGCAAAGCGCTGACGTTATGTATGTGGTGCATCCTGATTATGCCCCGCGTAAGATTACCAGAACCAGCCACACCGCATGGACGATTGCAGAGGTTGATTTGTTGCGCGGCCCAATGGGTGACGACAACATAACCTCAACCACATTGGTGGCTGACGCTAGAACCGGCAATGTGACGATCACAGCTAGCGCTAACACATTCGCCAGCACAGACGTTGGCCGGTTGGTAAAATTACATGATGGTTTTGCCAAGATAACCGCGTTTACATCCGCCACATCTGTCGATGCCGATGTAACGGAAAACGCTGATGGGCGCACAGAGTTAGCGCCTAGCTATACGGCGACAACCATATCAGCCCACGAGGGCGACCCGTCGTCTACTGGTCTGGAACATAATGACCGGTATCAAGACAGTGACGGACAGTTTGTTGAGCAAGGTTTTAAGGTAGGCCAAAAGGTAACCGTTACCGGGTTTACCACAGCTAATAACAACGAAACCTCAGCTATTGTTGTAAAGGTTACTGAAGATACATTATTGCTAGCACCAAGCTCTGATCTTGCTGATGAAGCCGCCGGCGATAGCGTTACAATATCGGCAGACCTAACAGCTAGCACAGATTGGGCGCTAGGCGCGTTTTCAGATACCACCGGTTATCCATCAGCCGTTGCTTTTTATGAACAGCGTTTGGTGTTCGCATCAACCACTGATCAGCCGCAAACATTGTTTTTCTCAGTAGGTGGCAGCTTTGAGGATTTTGCCGCCGGCACTGATGCCGATGACGCTCTGGTCTACACACTGGGGTCAAATCAGGTAAACATTATTAGATACCTGCAAGCTGGCCGGGTATTGTTGGTTGGCACATCAGGTGGTGAGTTTGTGGTGACCAGCTCTGAGGACGCCCCTCTAAGCCCCACAAACGCCGTTGTGAGGCGTCAGGCTACATATGGGTCGGCAGACGTCCAACCGGTGCAGGTGGCCAACGTAACGCTGTTTGTGCAACGTGCAAAGCGTAAGCTGAGAGAGCTGGTGTTCGATCTAAACACCGATAGCTATCAAGCGCCCGATATGACGTTGCTGGCTGAGCACATTACCGAAAGCGGCATTAAAGAAATGTCCTTGCAACAAGAGCCAGACAATGTGGTTTGGTGCGTGTTGGAAAATGGTAAATTTGTCGGCATGACCTACCGGCGCGAAGAAAACGTCATTGCTTGGCATGAGCATTTGATTGGCGGAGAATTTGGCTCTGATGCGTTTGGCCATGTAGAAAGCGTGGCAACCATACCCGGCGACCTAAATGAAGATGACACATACATTGTGGTCAAGCGTACAATCAATGGCGGCACCAAGCGGTATATTGAATATTTTAGCAGTTTTGATTTTGGCGATGATGTGGAGGACGCTTTCTTTGTTGATAGCGGCCTGACCTATTCCGGGTCAGCGGCGACAACTATTAGCGGCCTTGATCATTTAGAGGGCGAGGTTGTGTCAATACTGGCCAACGGTGCTACACACCCAGATAAAACTGTCAGCTCTGGCAGTATCACATTAGACTTTTCTGTGACCAAAGCGCATGTCGGATTAAATTATAATTCAATATTGCAAACAATGCGTATTGATGCCGGCGGCACAGAGGGCACATCACAAGGCAAGATAAAGCGCATACATGAGGTGGTATTACGTTTGTTCCGCACGGTTGGCGTGACTGTAGGTAGCTCAGAAACTGAGCTAGACCGCATACCGTTTAGATCGTCTGCCAATGCAATGACCGCGGCGATACCGTTGTTTACTGGCGACAAAGAGATAGAGTTTAGAGGTGGGTTTGATACCGACGGTTTTGTGGTGGTGAAGCAAGATCAGCCGCTGCCGATTACGATTATTGGCATATTCCCGCGTCTAATTACGTTTGATCAGTGAGGATTATTGATTATCACCCTAGCCATTTACATGATCTCATGGATGGCGATTTGAACGACGGCGCCGTTAAAAACATTGGCTATATGAAATCATATGCCGATAGTTTGCAACAGCCGGGGTGGTCGTACACATTATTGGAAAACGGACATATCATATGTTGTTCTGGCATTGTTGATATGTGGCCAGGTGTCGGCGAGGCGTGGTTCATAGCGTCTAGCAAAATACATGAAAACGTCAGGCCATTCATCCGGTTTGCAAAAACAGACATCATGGAAAAGGTCGTCACAGAAAATAAACTGTGGCGGGTGCAGGGCGTTTGCAAGGCAGACTGGCCGGCAGCGCGGCGCTTTGCCAAGCTCATGGGATTTGAAGAAGAGGGGCTGATGCGTAAGTACGGCCCGGAACAAGCAGACTACATCAGGATAGCAAAGGTAACATAATGGGATTTTTGTTTGAGTATCAGGCCGGACAACAAGAACAGGCCGCATATAATTTTAATGCTGATGTAAATGAGCGTAATGCCAAAGCGGCAGATCAGGAAGCGGCACAGCTTATTTTCACAGAAGAACAGAACATTGTGAAATTTCGTGAAGATTTCCAAGATCTGCAAGATGCGACGCAACAGGCGTATCGTTACAATGGCTGGATCGCTGAGGAAGGCACCCCGCTCAAAGTGGCTTTGGCCAACGCTCAAGAGGCGGATGCTGAAATAGAAACCCGGCGCTACAACGCGCAGGTCGGTGCTCAGACGTTACGCGAAAAAGGCGTGGAGTCACGGCTACAAGGCCAGCTCAACAGAATGTACGGCAAGGCTGCCGCTACACGGGGCAAGGCTAGAGCCGCCCAGAGCTTAATAGACACAGCAACCTCAATATATGCGGCATCATAATGAAAGTACCAACATATAGACAACAGACCGGTATCACTGAAAAAACCGGGGCTACCATGTTTGGCGTAAGAGCTGACCCCGGCGCCATGTCTGCCGGGTTACGGGCTGTGGGTGAGCTGGTATCATCAGTCGAAAAAACAGCGGTTGACTATTATGCTGAGCAACAAAAGATAAAAAGACAGACTGAGCTCGATGATGCTGAGTTTGAGTATAAGCAGGAACTGCAAAAGCTCCAGCAAAAGCAAACAACCAGAAAACCTAAAGAGGTGTTGTTTGATGACCCGCCGGCCCGTACTCAGAGCTTTAGCAGCTTGGGTCAGCAGAAATTAGACGAAATTGCCGACAAGATCCAAGACAAACGTGTGCGCCGCGCTTTCAAGCAAAAGGCTCGTAACTCTCTCAACACATTTACCATTGATGTAAATCAAAGCGCGCGTAACCGCCTTATTGATCAGAACAAAGCCGCCGGTCTGTCGAAAGGCAACCAGCTCATTGACGATATAGTCATGGGTAATGGAGCGAAAAAAACTCAGGCGATGCTTGAGCTGTTTGGCGACCCGTCAACAAATACTCCGGGTCATTATGAAAAGATGGCTCGGGATGGGTATATAAAAGACTCAGATGCGGTCAAATATACTCGTGACGCTCAGGTCAGCGTCAGAGATCGTGCCAAGCAAGCTGATACTGCTATTCTGGAAAGCAACGTAAATAAGCGCGTTGTTGTGGCTGGCGATGTCAAAGCCAACATAGTTGACCGGCAAAACGCATATACGTCTCTTATTAAAGAAATAGACGACAGAGTTAATAACGGCACGATTGATCCGGCTGAGGGACAAAAGAAAAAGATGGCCGCTGCCGACGATACGGCACGATCAACCATCATGGGCATTATGACATCCTCCGCGGATGCCACCGCGGCGGTAATGCAGATTGCCAGCGGTGACATCATAGACCCCATCCTTGGCCAAATATTCAAAGAAATGGATCAGGGCGACGTCACTAAAATAATCAATGATATGTTTACCATTGGCACAAAGATCGATACTGAGCGCCGCGAAAAAGAAGAGGCAGACGAAGAAAAAGCCGACGAAGCTAATCGCAAAAATTATGAGACCATCATTAACGTCGATCAAAGTGATGAAGAGGCCATGGCCAGCGCTTTGGCATTACACAAAGATTTGTTGAAAGACAATTTTTACACAGCGACAGAGCGCAAAGCCGCTGAGGCTGTGCTTGGTCTGGGCAAGAAAACACAAGCTGGGGCTGACATCAAAACAACAAAAGAAGCGATCAAAGCATTAAACAGGGCTGACAACGACAATATTTTGACGCCGGGTTTGGTCGATCAATACGCCGATCAATTGTCCACATCAGATTATAACGCATATTACAAAAGAGCTATTACAGAGGGCAAAGAGGGACGCACAGCGGCCAAGTCTCTGATCGGCAGTAAGCTACGTTATAACGAGTTTAAAGATAGCAACAACGCACTAGGCGATGTGTCTGATGCCATGTTCCAGCAAAGCATGTTTGAGCTTGACGACTGGCTGAACACATCCGGCGAAGGCGGCGGCGCCGGCGCGAGTTATCAGCAAATAGTCCAGAAAGCGCGTGAGATTATCAAAGAAAATGACGCTGAGTATAAAACGCAAATGCAAGAGGCGTTGATTACTTATGTGACCGGGATCACTACTTTGCCTGATTTGATTGTAGACCCAGCCGATCCTGTCGGCTCAACACTACAGTATTTGGCAAATCAAGACCCTAGAAACCCAGTCGTCAAAGCCATTACTCTTAACATTAAAAACTATCAGAAACTGATACAGGGCAACTAATGGATTACGAATCACAACAACTCGATGCGTATGATGCCGAAGATACACGGCGTTATTTAGCAGGTGCCATTAGAAAGCCTGAGCCAGAAATGGAAGTCATGGGCGTCCCGATCAGTGAGCTTGAGGCAGCCGGCGAACAGGTCAAAGAAGATTTAACTCGCGTGGTTGCCGGCGGCGTCCGTGACATGGCTCAGGGCGCCATGGACTTAGGCGCAGAGCTGTTAACTGAAGCTGGTGAGGATTTTTTAACGCAGTCTGGGTTGACCAGAGAAGGCGCGGAAATACAACTAAATATACCAGCCCCAAGATTGCCAGAGATTGCTGAGCCAAAGGGTATGATTGGACAAATAGCTAGAGACTTTGTGCAATTTGGTACTGGCATGGTGGTCTCACCTGGTAGCACAATTCCAAAAGCCGCAATGTCTGATGCGTTTTTTGATCCCGAAGAAGGTGGGTTCATTACTATGTTGCGCGACGCTAATTTACTGCCGCAAGCAATTGAGTTTTTGGCAGTAGATGTAGACCAGGAATCTGATGCCTCTGACCGCCTTAAACAACGCCTGATACAATCTGGCGAAGGCGCTATCATAGGCGCCGTGGCTGATCAGGTTATTGGCACTCTAAAGCGTATTAAAGATACGCCTGATCTGTTGCGTAGAGCTGGCGAGACATTAGCCAAAGCCACTAACGCAACGGCGCGATTTACAGATGAGGCTGGTAAAGCGGCTGACGCTAGGATTGCCCAACGTGCCCAAGACACCGGCACCACACTGACATCCGGCGTTGATCCTATGCCGGCTGTTGATGCCGCACTATCTGCCGCTGGTCGGGCTGTGAGGCCGTCTGCGAATGATCTAGAAAGCTCTGCAATTCAAAAATTTGCTTTCTACAAGAACAAAGAAGGTGGCCAAGATATTGGAAATAAGCAGATCATCGTTGATATTGACAAAAACATTTTTGAAAATTACGTCCGGCCATTGTCTGATAAAAGCATGACTTACGAAGAATTTGAGATGGGCAAGATGCCGGGTGGTTTGTATGAAAATATGCACGCTGCGTTTTTTTCTGTAAATGGCGGTGATTATAAGCTTATGAAGGTCGATAACCTAAAGAACCTCCAGCCTGACCAAAAATACGCTATTGAAGTGGATGACTTTAACAGTCCTGATGCTGTAACACGGCGTCAAACCGCGGATAGCGATGTTATTCCTCTAGAGGGGGCACCGCAAGCGGATGAAATGAAAATTGTATTAGACGCCAGAGCTGAGCAAATGGCACTGCCTGTAAAACAGAGGGTTCAGCCGTCAAATGACAATGTTATTTTTGATTTAAAAGCAAAGCCGGGGGAAAACCAAAGCCCTTACGAGCGTAATATGCCGGAGCAAAAAGATACACCGGTTCCACGAGCCCCAGAAGGCAAAAAGCTGCCCCTAAACAATAGAGGCGCAAAAGTAATAGAAATGTCAGATCAGATCTCTGACGTATTAGCTGAGAGAGCAAGACCATTGGTTGGCTCTAATGTGCAATATTTTTATCATACTGGGCCTATCATTGATAAAGCTGTTGAGCTAGGTATTCCAGAAAATGTCGCGCGTGAACAATTAAAGAAATTTGCTTTGAATTATGCGGCGACTAGCCCACGCACAATGACTGAGCAAAATTTACGCAATGCATCATTGGTCACTGCTAAGCAACAGCGAGGGGTTGATTTAACAGAAATGATTGGCCCCGGTGGCGAGGGGGTCAATGAAAAGGGCTACCCAATGATGATTAACCCCGGCGGCATACATAAAAAACTGGTTGATGAGGCCGCTGCCGGTGGCTTGAACTTTAACACCAATCCAAAACCAGCAACCTTTGCTGAAAATGTTAGTGGCAATTTAGCTGGCGTTACGGCTGATACACACGCCATTAGAGCAGTTTTTGATGTTATGAATGAGATTGAGCCGGGGTCTATACCGATTGAATTTATTGGTGGTAAAAACGCTAAGCAGACAAAAGAATTTAGAGAAAAATATTTAGCTGACCCGGCGAGCCTTGACCCAGCCACAATGATTAATGACACATTGGCAACGCAAAAAATTGATGGGGAAGATGTCCAAACTGAGTACGCTATATTTTCAGATATTTATAAAAAGGTCGCTGAAAAAATTGGCGTAAAACCAGCCGAAGCACAGTCGCTGAGCTGGTTTGCTAATGGCCAAAAAACAGGGTTGGCATCAGAGCCAAAAACAATCGTTGAATTAATTGATGAGCGTGTAGACGTAACATCTCAAATTTTAGGGCAACCCAAAGATGAGATATTTAAAAAGTTCATGCAAGGCTCAATTCCATTGCTATCACTTGGCGGCTTAACTTTACTAGACACTGGCGCCGTTCAAGATACTGTAGCCAACGCCTCAGAAATGTAGTAAAAATAAATAAGATGGGCGTCCTCTCGGGGCGCCTTTTTCTTTGGAGCTAATATGGCAACACCCGGACAACAAGCCGCCAAAGCATTGCAGACAGGGGGCGTAACCGAATTTGCGGATACGCAACCTCAAGTTGATGAAGGCATACAGAGTGCTAGTTTCTTAAAAAAGATTATTCAGAAATCAGTACAAGCCGCGCCCAGTGCGTCGCGTGAGCTTATTGATGAGGGCGTTGCTGGCCGTGTTCCTGAGCCTATTACCGAAGGCGTCATGCCCGAAGGTGCAACGGTGCAAAAAACACAAGAAGCTCTAGCAAAAGACGCGCTATCACCAGAGGGGCAGGAGCGGTTCCAAGCCGCCGGCGGCGAAGCTGCCACCGCAATACAGATGCCCACACAGCGTGAGCTGGCTGATCAGCCTGACTTGTTTGAGCCGGCTGAGCCGGCTGAGCCTGATGTGCCCGTTAATGAGCAAGTAACCAAAAAAGCTCAAATGGCCGCGGGTGGGCTGGAAACTGTAGCGCGGAGCGAAACAGCCATAGCTGATGCCGGTGATGCTAGCGATCTAATCCGTAGTACCCAAGAGCCTGATGAAAAATTTTTTATGCAAGGCAAAGACGGTATTGATTTTAATTTTGACAATTTTGAAGGCGGCGAAGATATCAACCGCGTTGTCAACGCAGTGTCAGAAATTATCGCCAACCCAATAGAGGCGGAAAAGCGGGGTATCCGTACAAACCAAGAAACGCTGGCAAGCGCCGGCGACTTGTTGGCGGATGAGGTTGGATTTACCCGGCGCATTTTAAGAAAGCAAACCGGCCAAGCACTAAACGCCGAAGAAATGACGGCGCTTAGAATTTTGTTACAGCGATCTGCTGCTAAATTAGAAAATATGGCAATACAAATAC